GTGCAGGACGGCGAAGGCAACCAGGTGCTAGACCTCTACGAGTCCACCGAGTTGGAAGAGGTGCGCCAGGAATGGGTCAATGCTCACAAGGCGAAAGACCCTGCCGCTCTGGCTAGTGCGATAGGCAAGACCCACCGCATAGCCCGACAGGCCGAAAGGAATGGCGGGTCATCCGTGGAGCAACGCATCCGCGAAGAGGAAAGGGCTGCCGCCCGCACCCGGTTGGAAGCAGCCGGCATCTATGACCTGGACACGGGGCCTTCGGGCGGCGGTTCTGGGTTGGAAGACATGGACTTCCTGACCGCTTACGGTAGCAACCCAGAACGCTACAGCAGCAAGGAAGACCGGGCAAGGGCAGACAAGATACTTAAAAACCTGAGATAAGGAGATAGGTATGGCTGCTGGCGATACCATAACTCAATCGTTAGACAATAGCCTTCCGGTGGTCGTTGCGGCCGCCAGGCAGGTGCGGGAGTTCGAGGGCGTCATGCCCAACCTGTGCGACAAGGTCACCCTGGACGAGGGGACGGGCCAATCCTGGCGTGAAGTCAGCATGGCCCAACTCACCGCCCAAGAGGTCACCGAGACGACCAGGCTCGACAACCCGCAACAGATGAGCGACACGCTCTTCACCATCACCCCGACCGTGGTCGGTATCCAGACACTGGTGACCGACAGGGTCGCGGCCCGGATATCCCCCAAGGCTTACGCCCAGGTGGGGAGCCTCGCCCAGAACGCTATCGAGCGTAAGAAGGACGAGGACGGCCTGACCGTGCTTGACGGTGCTACCACCTCTTTCGGTGGTGCTTCGACCACCCTGACGAGCGGGCACATATCGGCCGCCACCTACCGGATCAGCAGCAACACCACCGAGCCGGGGAATCCCCCGTACCGGTGCGTACTCCACGGCTTCCAGATCAAGGACATAGCCGATGAGATAACTGCTGGCGTAGGGACCTACAACCTGAGCGAGGGTCCAACCGCCCGTGTCTTCGCGGAGAAGTTCCAGGGCATGGTGGCCGGGGCTCAGATATACGAGGATGGCAACATCACCGTATCGAGCAACGCTGCCAAGGGCGGCGTGTTCGCCCAGGAAGCCATCGTCATCGTCCAGGGACGAGCCCCACGCACGGCCACGGTACGGCGTGAGGACATCGGCGGTGGTGCCACCGTACTGTATCTCTATGATGAATACGCTTACGGTGAGCGTTCTTCCGGCAACTGGCTGTTCGAGATCCATTCGGACGCCACACCACCCACTTCGTAATGAATAACCGCCGCACCATTTGGTCTGAGGCCCACGGCCCCATACCTAAAGGGTGGGTGGTTCATAATCTGAATGGGCAACCTGCGGATGTGCGGTTAGAGAACCTAGCCGCTGTCCCTAGGGATAGTATCTTTCTGGCAGTGGCTCCCTACAGGGAGCGAATACGAAATCTAGAGTTAAAACTCAAACAAGCAGGTGAATATAATGCCTCAATCTGGTAACGGTAGAGTCCGACTATTCAATGACTTCTTTGGTTCGTCAGACTACGTTGCATTGACCGCTGACACGGCACCGCTGGGCGACTTTTTCGCTGGCGGCGAGGGTTTTGAAGATGCAGACGCCGGTGTTGCAGGGAAGTCTGCACTTTCTGGCGTTGTCGCGCTTACTTCTGCCAATACTGACGCTGATACGTCCTTTATCGGCACAAGCATTGGATTTGACGTTGCTCTGATGGGGCCTATCGTGCTAGAGGCTAGGGTCCAACTCCCTGACCTGGACACCAAGGAGATATTCTTTGGGCTTACTAGCATCCTTTCGGTTGATGAGCAACTTGAGGACATCGTGATCAACGCATCGGCCACCACCATCACGATGCCGGCAGACCTTGTTGGGTTTTACCTGAGCGACGAACTCACAACCGTCGCTGGGGACTGGCACGCCATTAACAATGGCGGGACTGCTACTGCCACAACCACTACTACTAACGGCCAATTAAACAATGTCGCGGTAGCTGGTGAGTGGCAGGTACTCCGTTTGGAAGTAATGCCCAACGGTACAGCTTATTGGTACATAGATGGTGTTCTCAAGAAGACCGTAACGGGCGCAGTTTCGACAACCACCGACGTGGCTGTGTGTCTTGCCGCCGCTGCCAACGATACTGAATTTGCCATCATGGACGTTGACTACCTGTTGGTCGAGGCCAACCGTGACTGGACGGTCTAGTCATAGATGAGTGCCCGGGGAAACCCGGGCGCCACCTTATCATGTGCTGCTGTAGCAGCTAAGGAGTTAATATGCCCGGAAGACGAGGATTCAGGTGGGACCAGGGCAACTCGCGACTTGAACTCCAGGTGGACGGGACGGTTGCGGCCCGGTTCAACGATACAACACCCTACCTCACTGTCCTGAGCGGAATCACCGTGGACGGGACGGTCACCTTCAATGACTCGGCCCAATGGACGGCCAACGCGTCGGGGACGGTCACCATTTCTAGCGTTGCCCCATCAGGTGTCGGCACTGCCACCATTAGCAAGTGGCTGACCGTTACCGATGATGGCGGGACGGTGATGTACATCCCCGCATGGACTTAGGGCTGACGTGCGATGTAGATGACCTTCTCCTGGCCTATGGGGAAGCCTGCATGAAGATAAGGCTTCTTGAGGCCCGGGTTGCCGAGTTACAGGGAGCGTTGGGTGGTAGTGATGGGACAAGTGACGGTCGCCACACAATGGATAGACTTCAACGAACCGGCCTTTCGTCTGAGGGAGATGAACCTTCAGGCACCGAACGGAACCGGGTGGCATCGCTACCAGATCATTAGCGTTGTCCGGGACGACCGGCTGGCCGAATACCAAGAAGACCTCGGTCCCCGGGAGGACTTTTCTGCCGACGAGTTCGAGATCCCCGGCGGGGTCTGGGACTCGCTCACCGGCAAGGGAGAGATACTCCACACCGTCGCTGAACTCCGGGCATACGCTGCCGCCCACCGCCAAGAAGGCAGTTTCTCTGAGTGGTACGAGCATAACCGTGGTGAGGCTTTGCCTACGACCAACCTTACCGAGGGCTTGTATGACCACTGGGAGAAGAAGCGAACGATAACCAAGGAGAAGGGACTATGACCACACCAGCCACACCCGAATATATCGAAGAGTTGATGCAGGAAGTGGAGGAAGCCGAAGAACCGGGCAACCTCCGCGAGGGCCAAGTCCTGCATCGAAGTAACGATGACATGCCTCTGGGCGTCCAGGTTGCCAGCGTGGCATCGGCCGGCCACGTCTTTATCTACAACACCAAGACGGGAGACCGGTCCAAGACCAACCGGAACATGTTAGAAGACCAGTTAAGGAAGGTATTCCCGGAGGACGGCACCCGGGTGTTCACCACGATCAAGCCGGACTTCGAGCCGCCGAGGGGCACCTACAAGTGCCTGCTCCACGCTGATAATGGGGAGCGCGCACACTATGACCAGATGGGACTGGCTACCTGCACCAAGGACGACCTCGCTTCCGAGTACCAGGTGCAGCGGCACATGGAGAGGCGCCACCGCATGGAGTGGGCGACCATCGGTGAAGAGCGTGACCGGGCCGAGAAAGACGAGGAGAGGCGCTTCCAGCGCACCCTGATGGCGGCGATAGCCCAGGTCGGGACCAACGGGGCTCCCAACCGTTCCAACAGGCCCGTCTGCGACCAGTGCGGCAGGACTTTCAAGAGCGACGCCGGGGTGAAGCTTCACGTCCGGCAGAAGCACCAGGAGGTAACCGATGCCATTCGTTCAAACTAGCGTAGTTTCGTCCGATGGGAGCATCACCACCGCCCCGGCCATAGTCTACGGGGTATTGGTAGCGGCCGAGGGGACCGGCGGGTTGTGGCAACTGAACGACTCCACCGATGATACGGGAACTGACCTGATCAGCGGGTTCGCCCAGGCCAGCAGCCAGACCTACATAAACCTTTCCCAGTCCCCGGTGCAGTTCAGCACCGGCATCCGGGCGGACCTTCCCGGGACGAACCAGATCCTGACAGTCTTCTATACGAGTTAGATATGGCAAATGAATTCAAGCACAAAAACCCTGGCTCAACGCTGACCCAGACCGAGTTCATCGCTTCGGATGGGACTGGGCATATCTTTGACTCCCAGGCGGCGGGCGATGTCCTGTACGCCTCGTCCTCCACGGTGCTGGCCCGCCTTGCCAAGGGGAGTGACGGCAATATCCTACAGTTGGCGTCAGGGCTTCCGGCATGGACGGCCAGCCCGACCATCGGCTCCACCAGTTGGGCCAACGCGAACCACGCTCACGCTGCCAGCAATAGCGGTGGCACGGTATCGGCCAATGATGTTTCAGGCACCACGCTGAAATCGTCGGTGGTTACCTCGTCATTAGAGAGCCTGGGAACCCTGACTGCACTTCAAGTTGATTACATCAATGCTAACGCTTCCACGCTCACTATCACGGACAGCAGCGATACGGGAGACTTGGTGTCCCTGGCGGTCACCACCCACGGTGCAACGACCCTTACGACCACAGACGATGATGCTTCAGCCGCTGACCTAACGCTGGATGCCGATGGCGAAATAGTCATAGACGCTGCTGACGCTGCCGGGGTCATACTCAAGATAAACGGCACAGCCCAGTTGAGTGTCGTTGACGGGTCTATAACGCCTACTACCAACAACGACATAGACCTGGGTACGTCTAGCTACCAGTTCAAGGATGGCTACTTTGATGGCACCCTGGAAGCAGATGCTGTCACCATAGGGGGAACCAATGTAGTTACTGGAAGCTTGGTCACCACACTGGGCACTGTTAGTGCGGGTACTTGGGAAGGGACGACGGTGGCCGTCGCCCAGGGCGGCACAGGCGCAACTGCCCTGACTAACCTGATAACACTGGGCACCCATACCACAGGTAACTATGCAGCGACAGTCGCCAATGCTACCAACGGTGGGACGACTATCGCCAACAGCGGCAGCGAGAGTGCAGCCATTACAATAGCTGTCAACTTGGATAACATCACTGTCGCAACTGTGAACGTCGCCAATGACAGCATAGTCTTCCTCGACTCTGATGGAAGCGCCACAAGACGGGACAGCATAGCGGATCTAGCATCTGCCATGGCCGGGACGAACATAACAGCATCCAGCGGAACGCTCAATGCCAGCGGCGGCGGCGGTGTACCCAACGCCTTTTTCTTTGCATAGGAGATTTCATGCCAAGCGATAATTTTAAGCTACTAGCCCAAGACCGTGCGGCAAGCCTAACGGCTGGTCACGCTGATAACGCACGATTCACTGTTGATTCTAACCATGAGGCTATAGTTAAGTCCATCCATGTGGTGAACACGCACTCGTCAGCCGCTTGGTTCAAGGTCTACCATTCACAAGGCACGACTTACGATGATACTACAGCAGTCACACCTGAACTCACTATCCCTGCTGGTGGGATGGCTATATTTGACGGAACCATAACTATGGATGCAGCCGATACATTGGGGTTTGATGTGTCAATCGTGGATAAGATTACCATCTCCGTTTACGGGGATGAGATAGATGTGAGTTAAATTATGGGTTGGACGTTTTACAACAGCAGCGGTCAAATCCTGACGACCACGGATACCCCACTGAGGGTCAGTACCGAGGCCAGTTCGGCCACGCCGACCATCAATACTGACCTTGTGGAAGCACATTCCATCACGGAGTTGGCGGTGGCGATAACGTCCATGACCACCAATCTGAGCCCGGTGCCGGGGTCGGGGAGCACACCCGTGAATTTCCAGAAACT